TGCTGCATGTTCTCAGGATGCAATTTACGGACATACGTAGGTGTTACCTCGTAGCCTTTATATGCATCAACGCCGCAGGACTCTCGGAAGCTTCCGCTCACGAAAGTTTTGGCGACGTTCACCTTGCAATTGTATTTTCGCAGGTGATCGAGAACAATCATCGCATATGTGGATGGGACTATTATATCGTCACCATACACATAGATATCGCGGGAAACCTTAAAACAGTTCCTGCGACTTACCGGAAGTTCTGCTGCCTCAAGACAGGCCACTACACATATAGTGTAGAAATACATGGCCTCGATGGGGAAACAGAGAGCGCTTCCCATAGAAGCAAACTTTTTTAATGGACCAATTACGGTACCATCAGGAAGTTTGGCTCTAGTTGATCTACATGCGTCAATGGCACCCTGAAGATCAGGGTTACATCGAAACATCTGCAATGCAAGATCCCGAGGAACTCGGTCACTTGCATCAGAGAGATCGATCGTTGCTAATCGACCAGTAGATGATCCAATCATCGCCAGGCGCTGATTAATCGATTGGTCACGAAAATTTACGTGGCCAGATGAAAATTCAGCGGATTCAATGACACTATATAACTTGTCACGAATCCCTTGCTGTGCATATTGCATGCACACAGGCTCTATAGCGATGATCCGGGGACTCTTGAGAGTTTTCGGAACGGAGATAACCTTTACGGGTTCCTCCGCTTCTGGCAAAACAATCGTTAACTTTTTGAGCTCCGCTGCATCTTCCGGAATACCCAATGGGTATGCCGAATCGATCAGCGGGAAGTAAGGCTCAAGACGATCGTGCCAATGCTGCCAAAGATACTTCTGATTTCCAGAAATACCCTCAGCAGTAGCGCCAGGTCCATGTTGGGGACGACATTCAAGTGGATTAATATCCACAAGAGCGCCATCCCACAATATAGAAGACACCGAAATAAATCTTTCGACATCTTCTCTTGACGCAGAAAACTCGTCCAGAGATCGCTCGATCTCGGTGAACGACGCGAAAGCGGCTGCCGTCCTTTCGGGCGTACAGTCGACCTCAAGTTTCTTGAACGCCAGGCAAATCTGCCTGATGCTCTCGACAACAGTTGGGGAATCATCGTATTGTTCATCGTTAACACCTCCGGTCTCACGGTCAAAGAGTAGACCGAGCATACCTTGCAGAAAAGCAGGGATTGCTCCAACCTTTCGAAAACTTCGAAAGGCTGTTGGGTCAATGCCACCATTGGCGAGAGATCTTTCGAAATCTCGACAAAATTGGGGCAGGGTTATCGTTAAAAACGATAGCCCCTCACTCTCGACCCGTGATCTAATAGTTACTAGATCACGTAAATCTGAGACATCAGCGATGCACTTGGTGGTAGCATCTATATAGATGACTTCCACCAACTTCAGAGAGTCACTTACGTTGCTTTTCAAGATACCCTCCTAATTGGAAGGAAAATCTTCAAGCCTCGTACTCTTAGCTGTTGATGGTGCGCCCCAGATTCGAACTGGGTGGGAGTCTATAAGAGTCCCAGACCAATACGCACCAACATCGCTGACATCAAAATGATGTCAGCAATTACTGACACCAACGGTGATCGTAGGGGATCGATTCGGAGAGGAGATTTAACTCTCAGTTCCGAAAAGCTTACCAACGACCGTTGAATCTTCCCAGGCACTAAAGCCTGCGACTTGCTGGGACATTTGCGTTGACGAAAACCCGAATTCGGGTCTGTCGAGAACGCGCTGGTCCACGAGTGTATCGTAATCGTTGGAGGAATCCAACGGGTTCGTTACAATCGCTTTCTGAGTGAGACGCACCAGAGAACGAATTCGTCCTCCGGAACGCGTATGGGAAATCTCTAAAGTATAGAGACCATCCGCGGTTTGATACGTCGACGAAGTGGTTTTACCATTCGACGTCGTAGAAATGCGCGGCATCACTTTTGCAACAGCATTGATTGTGACAGTAATGGGATCGCTAAAAGCCAAGGTTGACCTCCTTAGTTTTGAGGTTAATTGTCACGGCCACCGGCTTTCTCAAGGCAAGCAGCTTGGAAAAGTGACAATCGATAGATCAACGAGCAGATCCCTTGGAAATACCAAGGGCTGCAAGGATCGATAAACACCACGGGGATAAAGTTTCCCATGGCGAGTCGAACACGAATAGACTACCTGATGCCATCCTCTGCTTCACTTCGACCTTACGTCGAAATGTAGCGAGGACGTCACCACTGTTAAAGGGTATGGTCTGATACAGCACCACATTCCTAACAGTATGACCCATCACATACAGGTATTTGGACACTACTCCATCGTAAAGCGCTTCCGTAATTCGGTCGAGATTTCGGCCGATAGGAATTTGCCAATCGATGAGCCATGTCCAAGGAGTAGCTCGGTAGACGCTGGACGGCGAAATCCGCAACCCCTGCATGGTTAACCATGCATACATCTTGGATAAACCAGGATAGTTGTTAGGATAATTCGTGTCCTGATCAGGGATGTAGTATCTGAACTCACCTGAGGTAGTTATGAGAGTATATTTTTCCTCCCAAACTTCCCAAGTGGGTTGAACAGATTGCCTACACAATAGTTGCTCCACAGTATAGCCTTGCGGTTCACACCGCATTCCTGTACCAGAAGCAAGTAATGTTCTCTGAACATCGTCTTTAAGGGTCCGCCTTACATGTTTCCACTTCCCGTTATCACTTTGTAATTTCTTGTAATAACTAGGAAAATCCTGGCAGTTCTTATAGAATTTGCCAAGATCGGAAACAAAAGGAGCCCA